GCAGCTACAGCTAGCACAGTGCCTGTTAGAGACACCAATGGTAAATTAGCGGGAGATATATTAGGCAATGCAGATACAGTAGATGGTTTTCATGCTAGCCAAAGTGCTATTGCCAACAATATTGCTGTTAGAGATGCTAACGGTAAGCTTCCAGGAGATATAACAGGCAATGCAGCTACAGCTACTAATGCTAGCAAACTAGCAGGGTTATTACCTTCTACAACTAATGAGCCCAACACTGTTGTTGTAAGGGATGAAGAGGGCAATATAGTTGGAGGCACCATAGTAGGACAAATTGATAGTGCAGATAAAGTAGATGGGTTCCATGCTAGTCAAAGCGCAGAAGCTAATAAAGTTGCAGTAAGGGATGCTAATGGCAAGCTTCCAGGAGATGTCTTGGGTCACGCTGAGGCTACCCATGCAGAGCTAATAGAGCTATCAGAAGATGTAGATGATGTTATAGGCTTTGCAGGCTATGAAGGTTCAGGCATACTGGGCTTAGAATGGGATGTTCCTAGTGGTACAGTAAGAAGATTAGGGGCTGCAGTAGGCAAGACTGGTGGTGCAGACTTTGACCAATATAACATGTATGGTGGGCGTAAGCGATGTATTTTAACGGATGATGGCGTACGTCTTGCTTACTATGGTGAGCCTGGATTTACTGAGACTGGTAAGCTTGAAGAAGAGCTCGTTGTCAATGGTGTTACTTATCCTATTGGTACTCCTGTCCAGGTGATGGTTGAGCAGCCTGTATTTTGGTACAAGACGGTGCCATTGAAGTTTAAAAAAATACCTGGGCAAGATGGGCTCACTGTCCAAAAAATACGCTACTATATCTCTGATACTGCAAGACCTGGGTTTAAACGTCATCCTGCGTTCTATACTAGGACTCCTGATAGAAAACCTGTCGATTATATATATTTAGCAGCTTATGAAGGCAATATTTATGATACTTCAACAAATACGTATTCTAAAACAACAGGAATAGATTGGAATAATGATAAATTATCTTCAACATCTAATGCAACTATAAAACTGGATACTATAGCCAATTTGAGAAAAGCAGCTAATAATCGTGGAAATAACTGGTATTTGATGGATATATTTGCATTCTCTGCAACTCAGCTATTATTTGCTATTGAATACGGTTCGTTTGATTCACAAAGTATGATAGGACAAGGATTTAATGGTTCGTCTACACCCGCTACTACAGGTTTTACTTCATCATTAGGAAATTCATCGGGACAGGCGCCAAATAATACAGTAACTTATAGAGGACAAGAAAATCTTTGGGGAAATTCTGTTGAAATTCTAGATGGAATTAATGTATATGCTGATGGTACAAACAGTAAAGCATATATATCATATTTTGATTTCCAAGATTCTATACAAACAGACCCATATTTCAATGTAGGTTTTGATTTATCTCAAACACTAGGATATACAAATGCAATTGGATGGTCTGAAATATGTGATTTCATGTTTTTACCATCTGAAGCTACTGGTGTTGCAACTAAACCACTTCATGATTATTTTTACAATAGCAGAAAAACTAGTGGATATAAAGCTTTTTTGGTTAGTGGTTCTTGGGCAACTGCAGATAATGGTTTGTTTCATGTAAGTGCTGAAAATACAATTACGGCATTGGGTTGTGCCCGTCTTCTCTATGTTCCCACAAACGACCCAACTAAGCTTTCATTATCTAAAAAGACTATATCCCTCACAGGCGACGTTACAGGCAGCACAGCCCTTGATGAGACCACCAATGTGTTCATACTTACCACAGTCAATGATTCGGCTAAACTCGGTGGCTACAGTCCTTCTACAACAGCAGACGCTGAAACAATTCCCGTCCGTGACTCCACTGGTAAGCTAGTAGGAGACATAACAGGCAATGCAGCGACAGCAACTTCAGCCACATCAGCAACCAGTGCTACTAAACTAGCTACAGCAAGAACTATAGCCCTTAGTGGAGACGCCACTGGTTCTACAACCTTTGATGGTAGCGCTAATGCTACCATAGCTGCTACAGTAAACAACTCTGCTAAGCTAGGTGGCTACAGTGCCTCTACAACTGCTACAGCTAGTACAGTTCCTGTAAGAGATGCTAATGGAGCTTTACCAGGGAATATAACTGGAAATGCAGCTACAGCAACAAAGTTAGCTAATGCACGCACAATATCACTAGGAGGAGATGCTAGTGGAAGTGCAAGCTTTGATGGTAGTTCCAATGTTACAATATCAGCTACAGTAGCTAAAGCAGCGAAACTAACTACAGCAAGAACAATAACTTTAACAGGTAATGTTACTGGTAGTACAACCTTTGATGGTTCGGCTAATGTTTCTATAGCTACAACCGTAGGAGATTCAGCTAAAGTCGGTGGCTATAGTCCTTCAACAACTGCTACAGCTAGTACAATCCCAGTACGTGACGCCAACGGTAAGCTAGCGGGAGACATCACTGGAAATGCTGCTACTGCCACATCAGCAACATCAGCCACAAAACTAGCTACGGCAAGGACTATAAGTCTTACAGGGGATGTTACAGGTAGCACTAGTTTCGATGGTAGCGCTGACAAATCTATAGCTACTACTGTAACTAATTCAGCCAAACTAGGAGGCAAAAGTCCGTCGGCTACTGCTACAGCAGACACAATCCCTATCAGAGATTCTACTGGTAAACTAGCTGGGGACATCACTGGTAATGCAGCTACAGCGACTACAGCAACTAAAGCTGATAAGTTGACTACAGCCAGAACTATTAGTCTTACAGGAGACGTTAGCGGTAGCAC